AGAAAAGTAGAGTATAACGACAAAGAAGCTAGGTGGAGCCCGTTCGACGTATGCCGGATGTGGCGTAATGAAGATGGGAATTTATCTGCTGTTGAAGTGGTTGAGGAGGTAAACCCCCAATGACCAAAACACCCATAGTGAAGATGCCAAGCTACGGAAAAATGCTCAGTATAGTGTCTAAGGCAAACGATCGTACAAAAGCCGAGAAAGCCCGTGCTGATGCAGCAGAGGCCCGGGAACAACGGCTGAAAGAGGCCGCGCAGTCCGCATGGATTAGCCTCGATGCATGGGATAATCGACAAGCTGCAATGAGAACACTCGAAAACGTGTTATCCACCCTTTACCCAGATACCCCAGCACCCAAGGAGGGCGAATAGATCATGAACGCATATTTTACAAATCAGCAGTTGGATGAACTCAGTAAGGAATACCGAACGATGTCCACGGATGGGGAAGGCCGTAGCATTGAACCAGAGCACAACAGCATGGCTGTACGGGGAGATATTACTAAACTGGTGTCTGATGTAAAACTGGCCCGTAGACAGTTCTACGCTGCTGAGAACGTGCTTGTCGCAATAATCCGTAACTACTCACACGTTTTGTCTTACGGCATCACTCAGATGGCCCTGGAGGCCATAGGCAAGGGTGAGGAAGGAGATAACCAATGACACTCACAAGGGAAGAGATACTGGCGATGGAGCCGGGGCGGGAATTGGACGAACTAATCTGCAACCAGATATTTGAATTAGAGATGGTCGCACATGTTCATTACTCAACGGACATATCCGCAGCATGGGAAGTGTTAGAGAAGATGAAACAACGGTGGCATGACTTTAATATTGGGCGTCACAATGGCAAGTGGAGTGTCGGATGGAATTATACAGATTTTGTAGAGAATATAAATTCAGCGCCAGAAGCTATAGGCAAAGCATCTTTATTGGCTGGACTTAACTTATAAGGGGGCAGAGACCCCAAAGGGAGAGGATACACGTGAGAGAGATTAAGTTCCGGGCATGGGTTGTGAAGGATGAGGACGGCGATATTGTCCCATATATGGAGGATATGAACGGCGTAGAGTCATATAAAGATCCATTTGAAGAGCATCGGAAGGGAAATATCGTTCTGTTGCAATACACCGGATTAAAGGACAAGAACGGCCGGGAGATCTGTGAAGGGGATGTGGTCGGCGTAAAAGCCTATTTAGGTCATGGATATGGACGGAAGGTAGTGTTCAGAGACGGTTGCTTCGGATTTGAAGCAGTGCCAAACGTCAGCGAAGAACTTTGTTATTTGGAAGTTTGGACGGAAGACGTTGAAGTCATCGGCAACATCTACGAGAATCCAGAACTACTAGAGGTATAAGGGGGATAAGAGGAATGGACAAAGTAACAGTAATGGTGATGCGCAACAAGACGAATACAGAAAGATACCTTGCAGCAAATGCTGATGTCGGAGATTGGGACGATGAAAATCTGGACGTTACTTTGGACAATATCCAGAACGGCTACATGATTATCCGCAAAGATAAGCTTGCCCCTACAGCCGAGGACTTTGAAGAACATAAAAAATGGCATGCAGAGTTAAAACGTGTACTTACAGAGAAGTGGGGTCCAGATCCGTTTATATCGCTGGACTTTTGTGCAGTGTGCGAACACTACGAGCCAGTTAATGTTGAAATCACGCAAGAACAACTTCAGTATGCACAAGAATTGATGGAATAGATTAAGGGGGAGAAGAGGATATGAGTGATACCGTAGATTGCCCGTACTGCGGACACGAGAATGACATGTCTCATGCTTTAACTGATGGATTGTCGAGCAACAACACATTTGACCATGAGTGCGAAGAATGCGAGACAGAATTTGAGGTGTATGTTGAATTTGAACCTTCTTACACTTCTAGTGAAATACTATATGAACCGTGCCAAAAGTGCGGAAGTGAAGAACGGGACATTTACAAGAAAGGTAGGGTATTCCCGTTCCCCGAATCTCTCCAGCATAAAAAGGTTTGCAAGAAATGCTATATGGAAGCAATCGCGGCTGAGTACGCCAAGTGATGCATTAGGGCCGAAGGCCATCGAGTCAGACCGAATAATCCCAGTGATAACGGGGGACGGATAAGGGTTTATGGCTTATCTGGCTCCCCATAAAGAAAGGAACAACAAACCTATGATCAATTGGATCAAGTATGACCCGGCGAATCCGCCGACTCACGACATGGAATATCTCGTTATAGAGGAAGATGAACCGGAATCAATGATCTGCACGGCATACAAGCACCGGGACCCGGAAATATGGATTACCTGTCATGATCATGTTGTCTTGCCGAAAGTCACTCATTACGCTCCTATCAACCTACCAGGGGAGGATACAAGCAATGAGTGAACGTTTAATATCAGCAGATAAACTTCTGAAGGCAATGAAAGACAGGGTGAACGTGCTACTGCGCGACGCCGACCCGGGATATGACGTCCATCCAGTGGTCAATGCGCTTGAAAACTACATCGAACGCATTGAATCCGGCACCTTTGACCCCACACCAGTACAGCCAGACATCAAGCCGGGGGATAAAGTGCGGCATAAAGATCACCCAGAATACGGTGAAGGAAAAGTAAGAACGAAACGGAACGAATTAAACGAGGTGTACGTCACTTTCTACCGGACGCAAGCACATTTCGGATTAGACAAACTGGAGGTAATCCATAATGGCGACTAAACCAAAGAACAAGTTTGGAGCCAGAAAGACGCAGGTCAACGGAATAACCTTCGACAGCAAGAGAGAGGCAAACCGTTATCGAGAACTTCTGCTATTACAACGTGCTGGGATCGTCAAGGATATAGAGCTGCATCCACAATACGTACTGATAGATAAATTCAAGCACAAGCGTACCGGGAAGGTGATACAACCTATCAAATACACGGCCGACTTCCTGGTTACATACGCAGACGGACACCAGGAAATAGAGGATGCCAAGGGAGCCATTACCCGGGATTACGCACTGCGGAAAAAGCTATTCTACAACCGATACCCTGATCTTGAAATAAAGGAGGTCTGACTATGAAAATGTGCTGGGTTAACTTCGGCTCGTCAATGTGGCTCGTGGACGAATATGGACGGCGTAGAGGCGTTATTCTACCGTTGGACACACAAATACACTATCAGATAGAAAGATCGCTCTACGAGCCAAAAAGATCGTTTGGCGACGATGAATATAAAATTCTAGGCAGACCACCTGACCGAGAAAATAAAGGTGCGTAAAATAAGCTAAAAAACTACGAAAATAGTACAATACATCCGTGAAATATGGTAAAATAAGAGTAATAGAATATATACGGACGAAAAGGAGACTTGACAAATGGATATAACAGAGATTCAGTCGAATATCGAGAAGCTTCAGTACGAATTGAACGTGGAAAACCAACGCGGAGCGCTCAAAAACGGCACAAAAGTGGCAAATCTTGAGCAGGAGATACATGAGTTGACGCAGCAAATCGAGGCGCAAAAGCTGCAAGAGAAAACGGCAGAGATTGAGGCCCAGCACGAGGTAAGAGTCGCGGAATCGACCAAAGAAATCGCCTATATCTTCGACAATCTGGATTTTGGAGTGCCGACGAAAGAATTGTTCCTTAACTTCACTGAAGAAAAAGCCCAAGCGTCTTATGAATATGTGCGTTCGATGCTTGAAGCTGCGGTGGTTGAACGGGAAAAGGTATCGCTACTTAAGATCAAGGATCTGGAAGAAAAGAATGCTTCTCTTGAATCGGAAAATGCAAAGATTCAGGAAAAATACGATGCGTCCGCGCAGGAAAACGGTCGTTTGTCGCTTGAACTGAGCGCAGCAAAACTGCAAATTACCGATGTGGAAAGCAAACGGGATGCAGCGGCAACGGCATTGGAAGATGCAAACAAACAACTGGAACAGGCTAAAAGCTGGAATGATGACCTGCAAAAGCAAATCGCTGTTGGTGCATCGGCTGCGGCGAATGTTATTGAGGTGAAAGACGCAAAAGAACGATTCTTTGAAGAACGTCGTAAGGAAGAAGAGTCTAAACCTGTTATCTACAATGTTCGTTGGAAAGATGATGGTCACAAATCATATCTTGCTGAGTTGGCTACAACGGATGAAACAATTGAGATTACATGGTTCGAGTTGAGTGGAGATCCTGAAAATCCATCAGACATGAAAGGGAAATACAGGGTGGTGACCGCCGAGCAGGCACCTACATTTCGAACCGAATACCTTGCCAAGCAAGCAGCAGCAGAAGCAGAACATGTGGGTGCGGATAGCAACGGGCCTGTGGCGATGGAGGAACATCCTGTAACGGTGCCGGCATTTCAAGGCGATGACAGCACAGCCGGTGGACTGGATAAAGCAGACGCTGGTACACCAGTGGCAGATAAAACAGTTGAAGAAAGACTCCAAGCGCTTGAGTTAGCGGTATTTGGGACAAAGGTGGAGGCGGCGTAAGCTGCCTTTTCTTCTCATGATCATGAAACGAGGAGACAAAGTAAGGCGAAAAGACTCTCACTGGTTTACCGGTATTGTGGTTGACGTTGAATATCGTTTCGCAGGTTTTCGGCCAATGGTTCTTAACCGCATTAGAATATGTGATGACATATTAGGTTGGATTTTGTGGGAGCCAGCGAGTAGGTATGAATTAATCGAGGAGGAGGGAGAACATGGACAACAACCAAGTGACTGAGCTGCTGAAGAACTTCAGGTCGTATGAGTATGCGGCGATGATGTGTGGAGAACCTCCAGAAGTGGAAAGGCAACCGCTGATATACACGGAGCGAATGAGAAACCTAACCACATGGGACCAGCAGCGCTACAACCGGATTGTCAAACTCATACGAGGGGCAGTAGACTACGTGTTAAACGATGACCAACGAACGGTAATCATGAGAAAGTATCTGGAACGCAATACAATGTCTCTGAAGGAGATTGCAGCTATTCTTCATAAAGATCGTACAACGGTCGGGAGATGGCATACAGAGGCGATTAATAGTCTAGCAAAAGCGCTGCATCCGATGGCGGAGGAAGAACGGGAAATAAATAACTTCGACCACATGTTTGACCGCAATTGGATATTTAAGGAGCCTGCGTGATGAAATATAAAAAAGGAGAAACGTATACTGGTTACGAAAAAGGGTGGGTATTTGAATTTACTGTTACGGATGTAACGGAAGACGGTGTTTATTATGTAGATTTGGAAGATGGCATAGGATATGCCGAAGAGGAAGAAACTTTAGACAAATGGACGGAAGCATACAAAGATTATCTCACTTCATGAATGCCGCATTATTGCACACAAATGCATCACGGGAAATGATAAAATAATATCATAAGAAACTCGGGCATGGGCGCCGGTAGCTAAATGCGCAGTCGCCGCCCACTCGGTTTCTTGGCCGCTTCATCCCTTGAATATCTACTCCTGAACTCAGCGCTGATTGCTACGGGTCGGCGCTACCTTTTAGCAACAACCACACACCGATAAGGTGACAGACTCGCTCCTTTGACTCGGTGGTGTGGATTGCGATATATGATGTGGTGGCGGAATAGGTAGACGCTTAGACTACAGTCCATATGGACGTCTGTAAGATTGGTCGCCTACAGAGTAGCGCGGATTGCGTACGGTGCAGGTCAAATTCAATCATGCAAGGTGCAAATCTTTGCCCACATCTAGCAGATAGAGTAACGGTATACGCCGTTGCTCTTTTTGTGTTTTGCGCGAAGCGCCATCGAGTCAGACCGAATAATCCCAGTGAAACGGGGGCCGGATAAGATGGTTAGATCTGAACGTATTCTATATCTACTACTCATACTGATGTATCTCCTATATACGGGGACATTCATAGATTGGAGGTAACCATATGAACCTACCAGAAACTGTAGAACTTATGAAGAAGTACGCTACATGCCCAGACTGTGGTAACAGCAACATCGGAAATGGTGAGGGAAAGCTTGAAATCACGGATGATACGTTCACCAGAGAATGTAAATGTGGTTACAAGGCGGTTGAAACCAAGACGCATGTACATGTTCAGGGTAAAAATTACGGTAGAATCAACCAAAAGTAACGTATTTACGTTGTTATATGATCATCGAGTCTCAAAATTTACGGGTGTTATATCGTAATTAAGTGCAAAGGTGGTGAGATTATGGCTAAGCAAGGACAGAAGCTAACTGACGAACTGAAAGAACAGATCAAGGCTCACCTTGTCTTAGGCGACAATAAAAACGATGTAGCAAAGAAGCTTGGCGTTTCATGGTCTACGGTGCAGAAGATTGCAAAAGAGGTAGAAAGCAACCCCGAAGAAAAAGAAAGCTTCGAGAAACTTCGTGAAGATAAAAAGCAAGAAGTGATCACTAGGATTTGGGAAGGGTTTATCAATGGTATTGAGCTAGGGAATAAGATGATCAAAGAAGCCTTAGACGGAGAACGAGAAATACCACTTAATCAGCTAAGCACATACAACGGCACGATGTACGATAAGATGGCATTGATGAAAGGTGACCCTACAGCAAACACGAACATAAACGGGTCCATGACCTTTAAACAAGATCTTAAGAAGCTTTCACCTGAGGAGTTGAAGAACCTTGAGAACCTCATTGGCAAGGTTGCCGACGCTTGAAGAAGTCAGACAGGCCCGCGCCTATGCTGACTTCTCTTATTTTGTCGACTATGACAGCGAATACCGTGACAAAGACGGAAAGCACCTAGATGTACTGGACGAAACGCTGATGAAGGTGTCAAGCGGTGAGCTCAAGCGATTAATCGTGACTATGCCTCCGCGTCACGGCAAGTCAGAAAGGGTAAGCCGTAAGTTTCCAGCATGGCACATTGGACGCAATCCAGACGATGAAATCATACTCGCCTCTTATTCCGTTGACCTGAGCCGTGGATTCTCGCGTATTGCTAGGGATACACTGACCAGCAACACCGGAGTATTCGAGGTTGAGGTGGACAGGAATAACCAATCTGCAGAGTCTTGGGGAACCAGTGGATATCGTGGAGGTTTACATGCAGCCGGTGTAGGCGGTCCAATCACAGGTAAGGGCGCACGAATAGCAATCATTGATGACCCCGTTAAAAACGCGGAAGAGGCCGACAGTGAGACTATGCGAGAGAAAATATGGGATTGGTACACATCCACACTATACACTCGCTTAACTCCTGACGGTCGTATTGTCGTTGTAATGACGCGCTGGCACGAGGATGATCTAGTAGGACGACTGCTAAAGAAAGAGGCTGACGAGATCAAAGAGGGCGTTCACAAGGGAGAGCGATGGACGGTCATTAACTTCCCGGCACTCGCGGAGAAAGACGATTACCTCCATCGGCCTGAAGGTGAACCGTTGTGGCCTGAGCAAGGATTTGATAGAGAACGCATGGAGCAAATCCGGACGGATGTTGGTTCCCGGGTGTTCAATGCGCTTTATCAGCAGCGACCTTCAGCAGCAGACGGAAACATGCTTAAGCGTGATTGGTGGAGGTACTACGATTCACCACCGCCATTCGCCTCCATGTTGATTAGCGTCGATGCCACATTCAAGGACGAGGACACCAGTGACTTCGTTGTTATACAGGTGTGGGGAAAGGTACAGGCCAATATGTATCTGGTGGATCAGGTGCGGGCAAAGATGAATTTCCCGGCTACCATACAAACCATTCGCAACGTGGTAAAGAAGTATCCAGAAGCACACTGGAAGCTTATAGAGGACAAAGCAAACGGTTCAGCCATTATCGCAACGCTACACCGCGAGATTGGAGGCATAGTGGCCGTTAATCCTGAAGGTGGTAAGGTGGCAAGGGTAAACGCGGTGTCTGCTTATATCGAGTCTGGTAACGTATTTCTGCCGCGCACATCCTGGATACAGGACTTTGTAGAAGAAGCAGCAAGCTTCCCGAATGGTAAACATGATGATCAAGTAGACGCGATGAGCCAAGCGCTCCATCGCTTTATTTATTTTAACGGCGTACTGCCGCAGGAAGAAAAGAAAGTTACGCCGTTCCCATTCCGTACAGACGAACCAACCGGGGGTGAATACATCGCATGGTAGACGTCAAAGAATTGGGCGACTTGCTCAAACTACCGAACCTGGAAGAAAGCACAATTGCTCTTATCAATGAGAAGATGCGGGTTTTAATCGGTGAAGTGAAGCCGTTAACCCCTGCACAAAAGCAGGATATTGAAAGTGTCGTAGCCGAATGGCTTGGCGGACCGAAAGAAGGTGAATAGGTGAAGGAAGAAACGCTAGACAAGTTAGCTGGTGAAATGGAGCGGCAGCATAAAGATGGACTCTCGTACAAACGAAAGATGGGATTCCTCGACAAATGGCCCGAGTATGAACGCTTCAAGGCCGGTGATCAGTGGCCGCCCGTCACAAACCGCACCAAAGCGCTGCCGCGTCCCGTATTCAACCTCATTAAGATGATCGAGACGCACAAAGTAGCAAACGTCATGAGCGAGCAGATTAACATGATGTTCAGCAATGAGGAAATGGACGAAACGGACCCGCAGTCCGATGTTGGCGACCTGTTCAGCCGATACGCTTCCGCTACCTGGGAGCGAATTAAGCAGGATGAGCTGAACGAAGAAGGGTTAGACGTTGCCGCGAACACCGGGACCGCCATCTGGCATTACTATTTTGATATGAGCATCAAGGGCGGAACACAGTATCCATTTATCGGGGAAATGGTCGGGGAAATCATCGACCCTATGAACATCTTTTTCGGAAATCCGCAGCAGAGGAATGTACAGCGACAGCCGTATATCCTCATATCCAGCCGGGAACCGGTGAAAAGTGTGCGGGAATATGCGGAGAACAACGGCATGAGTAAGGAAATGGTATCCCAAATCAAGCCGGATAAGGATACGCAGGATGAAGGCTACGACATGGCTAAGGATGAACTGAACGATGAAGGAAAAGTTACCGTGCTAACGCGCTACTGGAAAGAGGGCGGCAAGGTAATGTTTGCCAAGTCTGCATCTGGCCTTACGATCAAGAAGGCAACGGAAACCATGCTTTCCTTGTATCCGGTAGCAGTCATGCAGTGGGAGCGCCGGAAGAAGTCCATATTCGGCATAGGAGACACGGAAGGGTTGATTCCGAACCAAAAGGCCATTAATACGCTGGTCGCTATGCAGATTCTATCGGTACAGCTGACCGGCTGGCCCAAGCTGCTGTATAAAAAGGGAGCGATTGACCCGAGTAAGGTCACCAATGCGCCGGGGGAGATGATCGAAGATCACTCGCCGCCAGGGAGCGAGGGTGTAAAATACATGAACCCAGGCAATATCAGCGCAGTTGCCGCTAATCTGGTGGAATCTATCCTCATGTATACCCGGCAAATGACCGGAGCAGATGAGGCCGCGACAGGGTCGGCTCCCAGCGCAGACCTGAACGCCACGGCTATTATGCTTCTGCAGAAGGCATCGGCAATCCCTATTGAGTCCATCAAGCGCCGCTTCTACCGTTTGGTGGAGGACATTGGCCGCATATGGGAGGACATTTGGAAGGTAAAATACAATCTCCCGCGCCAAGTTACGCTGAAAGATGATGACGGAGAAGAGTATCCGGCAATGTTCGATGGTTCGCAGTACCATGGAACGGAGCTTACGCTTAAAATCGACGTTGGTCCGTCTTCGACCTATTCTGAGTCTTTGATGCTATCGAGTCTGGATAAGGCGCTGGACCGTGGAGATATCACGTATGAGCAGTACCTCAAGTACGCCCCGCGTACCGTGGTTCCATTCCGGGACCGATTAATGAAGGAGATCGAAGAGAAGAAGGGTATCATCGGACAGATGGAACAGGTCGTAAACGGCATGCAGCCGGAAGAACGCGCTATGTTTGATGCCATGCCGCCGGATCAGCAGATGATGTTCCTACAGCAAATCATCATGCAGCAGCCGCAGATGATGGGGCAGGCTCCGATGTCACCGCAGCAAGCACCGCCGGCCATGATGGCCTAGCTACACAGGGCAAGGGTGAGAATCCTTTGCCCTTTTTCATACACAAATTTGCTCCTACCACAGAGCAAGGAGGTTTAACCCATGGAAGAAACCGCCAACCATAGCGGCATTGAACAGCAAGAAACACCTGTTACCGAAACGGTGACTGAGTCGATAGAAACTCCCGTAGAGACTTCCCCACCACAGGAAGAGCCTAGAGGGATAAAGGTCAAGTACAACAAGGAAGAACGCTTTGTGCCAGAGGATGAGGTGCCGAATTGGGTCCAAAAGGGACTGAATTACGATAAGGTGTCCGAAAAAGCCAAAGAGGCCGAGCGTTATCAGCAGATTCTTGACCGCACCGCCAAGTTTTACGGCTTTGAAACGCACGAACAGTACATGGAAGCCCTGGAGCAGGCCGAGACAGACCGCAGAATCCAACAGGAAGCGGATCGGCTTGGCGTTCCCGAAGAAGTAATCCGTGAATATGTACAACCGCTGAAAAGCGAGTTAGACCAGCTTAAACAGAAAGATCAGCAACGAGCTGAAGCCGACGCCATTCGTCAGGTGGAACAGCAAATTGCATCCATGGAAGCGGACGCCGCCTCCTATCCCGATTTCACGCAGCATAAAGCGCAGGTGATTAACCTTGCCGCTGAGCGCGGGTACTCCCTAGAGGATGCCTACAAGATTGTTACCTATGATTCCCGTATCCAAACCGCACAGCAGCAAGCCCAGCAAGAAGCGATCCGAAAACTACAACAAAACGCCGACAGTTCTACCGGCGCTTTAGGGGCGGATTCGCCGGATACGGCAACGGGCTATATGTCCATGTCTCCAGCCGAGCGGAAAGCCTTTAGAGACGCTGTGAAACGCGGCCAAACTAAAGGAGTGTAAACTAAATGTCGACAAACGTACAAGGCTATAACGCCACAGCAGGAGTCAACGCATTAACCGCCGAGCAACATACCTTTTTCCAAGATGAAATGCTCGAAAGACTGCTTCCGGAACTCACATGGACCAAATTTGGCGAAAAGAAAGCCATCCCTAAGCGTAAAGGCGCAACCACAAACTTCCGCCGACTGAACTCCTTGGCCGTTTCCACTACGGCCCTCACTGAAGGCGTAACGCCGGACGGTGTAAACTTGGACATTGTGTCCATCACGGCTACCGTTTCCGAATACGGAAGCTGGACGAAGATTTCTGAATTCATCAACATGACCGGCTATGATCCGCTTTTGACGGAAGCCGCTGGGCTAATGGGCGAAAACGCCGGTGAATCCATCGATGTTATTGTGCGGGATGTACTCTCTGCCGGAACGAACGTGGTGTATGCGGCTGGACGCACTTCCCGCGTGACCGTAGCTGCTACCGACAAGATTACGGCTGCTGATATCCTGAAAGTACGACGCACCATGAAGCGCAACAAGGTCAAAGAGATTAAACTTCCTGGCGGGGGATCTGGTTATGTGGCCCTCGTTCATACAGACGTGGCGATGGACATCATGCAGCTGCAGGAATGGAAAGACCAAAACACCTACGTGGACACCAAAAACCGCGAAGAAGGTATGCTGGGTAAAATGTACGGCATTTACTTCATGGAAGTGGATAACGGCGTGAAGTTTGCAGGCGCAGGCGCCGCGGCTGCTGACGTATACGGAACCATCTTCCTCGGTAAAGGCGCTTACGGCCTGCCGGACATCGAAGGCAGCATGAAACCGGACATTATCGTGCATCCTGCCGGTTCTGCTGGATCTGCTGACCCACTGAACCAGTTCAATACAATTGCTTGGAAGTGCGCGTTCACGGTGGCACGACTGCAGGAACTGGCAATCATCCGTTACGAATCCGGAGCATCGTTATAAATCATCTGAATGAGGGGGCCTAACGGCTCCCTTTTAATTTAAGGAGGCAATATTATGGCAAGAGAATCCCTTGAAAAGTTGGCAGCAGAAGCAGAAAGAACGGCGGCGGAGCAACTTAAGGCTATGCCGAAAGTGTCCATCATCATTCCTGACGATCCGCAAAACCCCGGAGATAAAGTAGTTCCTATTGGATTTAACGGAGTAGTCTATACCGTACCACGCGGAGTACAGGTGGAAGTTCCGCAGGCCATCGCGGAAATCTACCAGGATTCCTATACACGCACACGCGCTGTAACCCAGCGCATCGAGAATAGCACACAACAAGAAGTCAAAGTGATGTAACAACGGCCCCATTCCGGGGCCTTTTTGTCTATTAAGGGGTGATAACATGAATCTTCAAGAGATTCTGGATGAAATATCCGAAAAATACCCGCATGGCCTGTCCAATGACAGTGTGATCCGTAAGATCAACCAGATTCAAGTTGAGTTATTCCGCACTACATTCAAGATCAACACGATGTGGAATGATGACATCATATCTGATGTGTTTTCCTATTCCCTTCCTTGCGCCCGTAGTAGCGTCATAGATGTGCTTGTAAATGATTGCGAGTATATCTATCAAGATGTAAAAAAAACGGCTGGCGTACCTTTTTATTACTTCACAGACGGTGATGAACTTGGTATATACCCCACGCCAACAGAGGATAACATAGGTGGACTGACCATCTTTTACAACCGGGAGCCTTACAAACTGACAACTTCGGACCTATCTGTTTCTCCGGAATTGGATGAAGACTTTCATATGCTTCTTGTCTATGGTGCATTGGTGCAGATTGCTGAGAACTTCAATGATGTGGCAATGGTCAATAACTACACAGCAAAGTATAACGGACTTATTGAGGAGTTCCAGAAGGCCAATGACGAAACACCGGATTACCCTGTTATTGAAGATGTCATGGGGGGATTGATATGAGTAATGCCTCGCAATTAATTGCACAGCAGTTCCGAAGTGGAGAGGTGAACCGTAAAACGTGGAAGGATGTTATATATAACATCCGTGATTACGGGGCATCAGAATTACTTTCTGATAATACAAACTATATCCGTGATGCGATCAGCGCAGCCTACAATGCAGGAGGTGGAACAGTCATTGTTCCTCCCGGGGAATATTTGTTTACGGCGATTACGCTTAAAACGAATGTACGCCTTGTTAGTTTTGGTGGAAAGCTGAAGCTTCGAGATGGAGTTTGTGTTAATTCATCTACCTCTTATTACATCATTCATAACATGGATGGTCTAGGAGGTCTGTTCTCTAACGTTGCATGTGTTGATCTGATTGTTGACGGAAACGGTGCGAATAACGCTACTTTTTTGGTTGCTGATATTATTACATTCGGCGGTGAGAATGCGAATATCATCAATTGCAACTTATATGATGCACCTGATTCAGGGATTATGTTTTCCGGAGCAAAGAACAGTTTGTGCATTGGTAATCGGATTGACTTGGGTCGTGACTTGGGAATCTATGTTAACGATGGTCTTAATGGTTCGAATCTGTATGAAAATGTAATATCATATAACCGAATCACGAATTTCCCGAACGGTGGTATCGGATTAAAACGGGTAAGTACAAAAACAACCGTAGCGCTGAACGCCATTAATGATTGTGGAAACGGAATTACGTTAGAGCAGGCTTCAACTGCTACCGACTACTCTAAAAACATAACTATTATAGGCAATCGCATCCGGAACGTAACTGCCAGCGCAGGTATTGACATAAGATCTGCACCTTATTGTACTGTAATTGGTAACCGAATTGAAAACTTCGCTTTGGTCGGACTCAATATCCAAGGTGATACGCACCATTCGTCTATTATCGGAAATGTCATCACCTCAGACGGAAGCATTCCGGTATTCGGCACGTACCGTGCAGGGGTGATGCTTACATCTAGACAAAACATCTTCCCGTCTTATAACACAATTATGGGTAATACCGTTGAAATCAACAATCCTTCAGGAGATAACGTTCTTGCGCTATACATGCTTTCGGTTGAATCCAAAATAAGCGGCGGGGATCACAATATCATTGCAGGAAACACATTTAAAACAAATGCAACATACGGAGGACGGATTACATCTGCTTACACCAAGAATTTGATTGCAAACAACGTATTTAGCGGATCGACTAACGACATTTTCGTTAATGCCTCCCTGCAAAATACCATCGCGGACAACGATTATGTCAACAATACCCCTGCTGGACTTGATGCTTCTACAGAAACTTATTTACAGCGTATTGGTACGCAAAAAGTAACGAGGTCAAATTCCGCCCCTACAAGTGGAACGTGGTCTGTAGGAGACATTTGCGAAAATCCTACGCCTACATTAGTGAGAAACATTGATCGCTGGAAATGTATTAACGCTACTGGTTCAGGAACATGGGTGGCTTACGGATGCGGTACGGGAACGACAGCGCAAAGACCGACATTAACCGCAAACGATGCTGGTTACTTATATTATGACACAACAACTGGAACGAAAATATTTTGGACAGGAACTGCATGGGTTTAATCAAAGATCAAGTAAAATAAATGTGTAGGAGGTAATTAGTGTTGATAAGACACAATAAAATCATCAATTCACAGGACATGTCTACGCAAAATGACGCCGACCAAGTGTTGTCATTCACAGGAAATGAGATAGTAGGAGAAACTCACTACATTAAAATAGGTCACTGCCGTATATACACAGAGATACGTCTATCTGATGAACAAAGTGATAAACTTAAAAAATGGGAAGATGAAAATGGAAAAGACGTAGATTATCTTGTTCAAGATTTACTGTTGAAATTCATCGACGAATTACCAAAGTAGGACCATACTGTGCCATAAGAAAGGAGGAAACTCATGCAGCCATGGGCGTCTAATCCCGATAAAGCAAAGCCCGTCATTGTCACCTTGGCAGACGGAATAAACCAATCACAAGAGTCCATCGAAATCGCAGACGGTCAGTGTACCGCTGCGGTGAACATGGACTCTTTGCTTTATCCCACATTACAGACGGTAAGCGGTTATTCACTTCACAGCGTTCCAGGAGGCTACGTAAACCGCTTGTTCAAGTTCCTTGGTGTTTGGTACTGCGGCAATGGAAACGGGCTGTACAAGTTCACTGGATCATCATGGACTGCTGTATACGACCACGGAAACACCAACAATGAAAGACTGTGGGACGCGGCCATGTTCTTCGATGGAAGCAAAATGTATTTCATCGACGGTAACCTGCAGCTTCAGCAGTGGGACGGAACCACATTGACCGCGCTTGGAAGTGCGCCTGCTGGCAGTGACTTCCTTACGACCCACGCGAACCGGTTCTACTTGTCGAATCGCAGCGATAATCTCCTTTCCTACTCAGGACTTCGGGACGCTGCGGACTGGACCAGCACTGACAAATACACGGGAACGGGTAAAATCACCGTTGAAACGCCAGACGGAGAGAAGCCGACCGGACTTGTAGCGTACAGCAATCACGTTATCCTGTTCAAAAAGTACACGATGCACGAACTGTATGGTGAAGATTCGACCAACTTCCAGATGCAGCAGCCCTACGGTGTCGGTTGCGTGTCGGATCGCTCCATTGTTCCGACCAATTCAGCACTATACTGGCTCGCTGCTGATGGGGTGTATGCCTACGGAGGCGGCGCAGTACCGACCAAGATCAGCGAACCGGTAAAAAAGTATATCGAATCCATCAACCAAGCTTACGCGCATCACTGCACAGCGGGTACAGATGCGCGCTTCCTGTATCTTTCCCTTGTTACAGGAAGCGCACAAACACCAAATGTCACACTGAAATACGACCTTCAAGGCGGTCGCTGGTGGCCGTGCAGCTTAGTGGCAACCGCCTACTACCTGGACGGTCAAACGCTGTATATGGCCTTATCCGATGGCCGCATTGTGCAAGCTGGTGGAGATACGGAAGCCGGTAACGCCATCAGTTGGTCCATTGAGACAAAACCTTTCTCCGAGGGAGACGAAACCGTCCGTAAGTCGATTAATAGAGTATGGGTCATAGCGGACATCGAGGTTGGGTCCACATTAAACATAGCCTACGCCGCAGGAACCGAAGGGTCTGACTGGAACGTGGTAAGCACCATTGCGAATGGAACCGGACAGATTCGGAGCACACGAATACCAGTGATTGTCCGCACTCCGGAAACGTGGTATCGTCTGAAGCTATACGGCACGGGAAAAGTCAAAATACACCGCATTGTGCGCGAGGTATCAAGGAGGAACGCATAGTGGCATCCGTTAATCTACCCAACACTGATGGTTTGAAAACCATAGATGAACTGAAGAACGCTGTCGGCAAGATGGTGAAGGAACTTTCGTGGCTTCTGGAACATTTGGACACGCGAAACATTAACGAACTGAACGCGGAAAAAATTGTGGCCGGATCGATCACGGCGCAGCAGATGGCGGCAGACTCCGTCACCGCTACTCAGATTCAGGCTGATTCCATCAATTCCGAGAAAATCCAGGCTGATGCGGTCACCGCCGAGAAAATCAATGTAAGTGAACTGTCGGCCATCACCGCGAACCTGGGTCATATCATATCCGGGCTCATTGAGTCTGTGCAGATATTCGGTTCCTATATCGCTACGCGTAACGGGGCCTATCCTCGGGCTGAGCTGAATGATGATGGGGACTTGATCGCGGTGTATACGGATGCAGATAACTCGGTAACCATTGAACCTGGGATTACTACTGAACCTACTATTGTTTTTCGTAAGGATGGTAACGTGTCATTATCTCTTGGTCCGTTATCTGGATTTGGTTTCTCTGCCATGATATCAGCTCTTGATTTATCTATAGGAACATTGAATGGGTCATTACAACTTGTATGTGGAACGGGAGTTTTAGATTATATTAATATACCTGGTTTCGGACAACTATACAGTAGTGCAGAAAGCCAAACTCTTGCAGATGCACTTGCATCGAAGGCCGACAAAGGAGTGTCAACTAGCATTTCAGGTTCAGCCAACGGAGGAATACCCATCGGAACTCAATTACTAGACGCTGATGGTGTAACTACGTGGACATGGATGGGAATACCAGGTCATTCCCACGCTCAAAATTAAATGTTATACTAATGCCAAAATATAACATAGAGGTGTACGGGATGAAGAAAATTGTCGCATCATTTATCGCAGGCGCTTTAGTAATGGTTTCTGTTCAGGCATTTGGGGATTCTGTTTCTCAAATAGGAAAGAAAATTCAGACTGAATACACCGTTACGGTTGACGGTCAGAAATTAACAGTCCCGGCTATCGCGGTTGATGGTAAAAGCTATGCCCCGGTTCGAGTGATCGGAGAGGCCGCAGGATATAATGTTTCTGTTTCCGGGAAAACAGTGGTACTTAATAAAAAGGAGGAACAAAATGTGACAACTCAAGAAAATACAGTTATATCAACTACAACATCTCAAACTCCTTCTACAAATACGTCACAGATTGAAGAACTGAAGAGACAGGCAATTAAATTGCATGGTGAAATTGTAAATCTAGCTATCGAAGGCAATCCGATTTACATTCAACTTTTGCGAGATAGAAACAATGCAGAGTTGAAATCTAAATACGAAGATTATGAAAAAAGAATAAACGAACTAAAAGCACAATATGATGAATTGGAAAAACAAATAGAAGCGCTACAAGCACAATAACTATCTCCCAATTGACGACATTATAACAAAGGACTCCAACCGGGGTCCTTTTTCTATTGCAAAGGAGTGAGGATATGGCAGCACCGGGAAATGGAGTGGTGGATTATAATACCGCTACTGTCGATGCGAAGAAGAAAATGGCGCAAAATCAGCTTAAAATCAACACCGACCCAACCTATGTGCAAAACGAACAGCAGCGGGCGCTTAAAGTCATTGCCGACCGGCAGGCGCAGGGGCTGGATGTAACTGCCCAGCAGAAGTATTTGAACAATCAGTTAGGCTATAAACCACCAGTGATGAAAGCCGCATCAGGTAACACGGAGACCGCGCCAAGGCCTGTGTCTACTCCGACCAAGACGAACAATCAGCAGTCTTCTGAATACCTGGACCTCATGCGGCAGATTGCGACCAGGGAAGTTACGCCGTTCTCCTACGACCCGAAGTCCGATCCAGCGTATCAAGCAGCACTGCAGCGGGCGCAGGGCAACATCCAAAGTGGAAACTCCGCGGCGCAGGCCGAAATGAGCCGGCGCGGAATCTTAAACAGCACGATCACAGGTGACCGCATGGGCGAAATCGCTTCGCAGGAAATGGGAAACGTGGAAACACAGGTGGTTCCGCAGCTCATGCAGCAGGCGTATCAAAGATACATGGACCAGGAAAACATGAAGCAGCAGCAGTTTAACAACTATGGCGCTTTGGCAGATACGTACATCAAAGAAGATCAGCGGGGAATCGACAATATGAACGCCAGAGCTGACCGTACCGGATACATTCCAGGCGGAGACGAGGCGCAGAACCTAGTGAACCAGCTTATGGGCCTGAAGCAGCAAGCCGAATCACCGGGAATCACCGCTGCGGATCGTACGAAACTGAGCAACCAGGCCAACGGAATCCGAGCGATGCTTTCGCAAATGGGCGTGGATATCAGCAAGTACGGAGCGGACACGAATTCCAGTATCGCCAGCCAAGCCACGCCGATGATCCGCACGATTCAAGGCCAACAACTAGACGCGCAAAACAGAGAGGCTAACGTGAATGCGGCTCAGATCTACATGAATGCTACGGGACGAGTTCTAAATCCGCAATCGGATTGGAGCGGATACATTCGCCAATCGCAGAACCCGAACGCTCCGCTTACATCGGCCCAACAAAACACGAACTTTAATCAAGGATTACTGACACGTCAGCAAAACACCAATGAAAAGCAATGGTCTGAAGAATTTGCTTATAAGCAAGCGCGGGATGCAATCACTGACAGCCAGTGGCAGGCGAAATTTGATGAAGATGTTCAACAGTTTGGCCTTAATTATGCGCTTCAGCAGCTCCAAACCGATAACGACCAAGCTTATCGAGAAGCGACGCTTGGCATTCAGCAGGACGAGAATTCCAGAGCATGGCTAGAATATGGTGATAAATCGTCTGCCGCAACGACTCCGAAGTATAACGGAATGACAGTCAACCAAGCCGTTGACGCATTAAGACAATCCTTTACCGTAGAAAATCCTACAACTGGAGCTAAGAGTATTCCTAACGATCCAGCTACCAAGGAGAGGATCTATCAGCAGACTATGGCAATGGGATTGCCTGATGGTCAGGATTCACAAGCTATGGTGGTTCTTGGCCTGACTCCAGCAGAGATTGCTTCATTTGATAAAAAGTACGGGGTATCCTCGGGAAACTGAAAAGCCCCGGTGACGCCGGGGCGTACACCAACTATTACAAAACTACAAAGGCTGCGAAGGCCAATCCAAAGAATTATGCCGTTGCTTCAGCAGCCATTGCAAGCGCGTTGAAAAATTCAGGTAAACCGGCTGAATGGCAGAAGCCACTTGAGGAACTGGTCGCGAGAGAATCGTCGTATAACCCGAACGCGAAGAACCCTAAATCTTCAGCGTCCGGGTTATTTCAATTCTTGGATGGAACCCGTGCTAATTATGGCGGCAGAAAAGTAGACTGGAACGACCCTTACCAGCAAGCGGTTAATGGTATTCAGTATGTCGTGGATCGATATGGAGATCCTTACAAAGCTCTGAAATTCTGGGATAAAAATAAATGGTACTAGAGGTGAAGCCGTATGGCGTCGCGGTATGAACAGTTTGTGTCCAATCAGCGAAAAAAAGCAGAGGAAGTCAAGAAACAAGCGCTGAACGGGACACTTAAAACGAATCAAAGAGAGCAAAAGTCAATTACAAGCCGCTCAGATGCGTTCAGGGCCAACTCGGTCAAGATGGCCGAAGAAGCCAAGGGAACACCCATGCCTGACCTGTACAAGAAAACCGGCGGGATGATCGACATGAATCCGCTGCATTCCACCCTTTCTCGCGCTGTCGCCGGTGACCCCGGCGCAGTGCAGACCTATAAGCAGTCAACCGGCGTAGACCTGAATAAAACCAAGTCTGATCCAAAGAAAACCAATAAGTTTATGGACGCGGTGGACGGATTCAATGCTTTTACCGACCGAATGAAATCGGCAGCAACCTTTAGCGGAACCGAAGCGATTGACCGGCTCTTTACCCATATTGGTCCGGAAGAAGCACGAAAAGCCACGCAGGAGAAGATCGACCGCGCCGAAAACGTCAATGGCGGAAAGGTCGCGGATATTCTCGGTTCCCTGGTCCCCGGGGAAGCGGCATGGAAAGCGGGAGGCGCTTTGGTGAATCCGCTTGTGAAGAATGCTCCTAAAGCCATCCAGACCCTCACACGCGGCGCGGCAGGCGGAACGTTATTCCAAGGAGCCGTGGAGGTCGGGGAGGCGCTAAACGGCAAACAACAGTCCATTGCGGGGCGTGCCAAGGATATCGGATATTCCGCTGCACTTGGAGGCGCTGGCGACCTGGCGATAAGCGGAGTGGGCGCGGGACTGCAGAAGCTACTGCAGCGAAAACATATTCCCGAACAGGGAATCTCGGAAATTCTCGCGCTTCCCGAAGGAAGAGGAACAGCGCGGCAAGCGGCTGCAGCGGAGCGTTCCAGCCTAGCACCGGGAACCGAGCCGATTGCGATTGCACAACCGCCACAGGCCAAAGAGAATCCGATTCCCCTAACAGCGAGAGAACAAGCGATTGATGCTCGGGCCGCAGCAGGTGAACAACCTTCACAGGACGACATTGATTATTTGCTGCAACTCGGAAATGAACGTGCGGGAGCCGGAAGAAATGCGGTAGAGGAATCGGCGCCGAGCATGCAAAACCAATCGGTTCCCTCGAGAGTCGCAGAAGAACCGAAACCTGCGGATTCTCTGGATGAACTGGATAATCTGAATGTTGATGAAACGCCGCATCCTCGGGTAAGAGACAAATTAAACTCTGTCGCTGACGATTGGATTGCACAGGCTAAGGCGGAACTTGCCAAGAGCCGAAACCGTCTATCTTCAAACCCTGTCGATATTTACGCGCAGTACGCCAAGCTCGGAGCCGGATACATGATGAAAGGCGCGGTTAAACTGGCTGACTTTACGGAAACGATGGTGCGGGAGTTTGGTGAAGAAATCCGTCCGCATGTGAAAGAAATCTTCAAACAAGCCAAGCCGATGTACAAGGACCTGAAGTTCTCCGCAGAGAAGCAAGAACTTGGTCTTGGGGATATGGACGCAACCCAGTTAAAAGACCTTTCCAACATACGGTTGAATACATCGGACGTGTACCGTAACTTCCGTGACGTATTCGGAAAGAACTTCAGTTCCGTGAAACGTTCGATCTTAGATCCATTTGATGAAGCAAAGCGTTATTATGTCGACACGCAAAAGAACCTGACCAAAGAACTTCATGAAACCATCGTGAAGAAACTTGGCATCAGCAAGGGAAGCAAATCGTCTGAACTGGTACAAAAGTACGGAGAAGGACAAATCACGCTGGATGAACTGAAACAGCAAGCGCCAAATAACTGGAAAAACATTGTGAAAGCCGACCAATGGTTTCGGAATAAATACGATTCTCTCTTGGATCAGGTAAACGAGACGGTGGCGAATATTTACCCGACTCGCCCGGATAAGATTGTACCGAAGCGGCAGAACTACTATCGGCACTTTCGGGAGTTAAACGGGCTTTCGGGGCTGAAGAACATGTTTGAAACTCCATCTAAGATTGACCCGAAGCTATCCGGTATTTCGCCGTTCACCGAACCGAAAAGCAAGTGGGCCAGCTTCAAACAAAAGCGCGGTCTCGGGGAGTTTAAAAATGATGCCGTTGGCGGATTCCTCGAATACATTCCAGCTGCTTCCTACGCCATGCATATCGACCCACAGATCAACGTATTCCGGACGCTGGCGAAGAACTTGGCCGAGCAGACAACCGATTCGCGGAACGTGAACAACTTCATCAAGTTCCTGAACAATTATGCAAATGACCTTTCTGGTAAAACATCACCGCTTGACCGGTGGGTGGAGGAAATTGGCGGAAGAAAGACCCTTCAAGTGCTGAGTTGGGCCAATAACCGTGTAAAGGCCAATGTGATTCTTGGGAATGTTCGATCCACGCTCTCACAGTTCGCTAACATTCCGCAAGGGATGGCCTTTGCCAAGCAGCACAGCGCGGAAGGAGCCGCGCGTACCGTACAGTCCATATTTCAGCCGAACGAAGCTATGCAACGATCTATCTTTATGAGAGAACGCTATATCGGCAAAGACTTCCGGCAGTTCAATACCAAAATTTTAGAGCAACCCAAGCGCTTTGCGGAATGGATGATGGAAACCTCAGACCGCGTGGGTACTTCGTTTGTCTGGAACTCGGCCTATGCAAAAGGAAAGTCTCTTAAGGTGACTGATGCGGTAAAATACGCGGATGAACATACCCGCCGCTTGGTAGCTGGCCGGGGAATTGGGGAAGTGCCTTTGCTTCAAAAGTCCAAGGTGTTCCAGGTGGTTGCTCCGTTCCAACTGGAAGTTGCAAATCTATGGAAAGTCATGAAGGACTTTGTGAGCGAAAAAGATTTTGTGGGGATTGCAACGTTGTTCGCGGCCAACTTCCTGTTAAACAAGGGCATGGAGAAAGTAACGGGAAGCGGTGTAGCTTTTGACCCGATTGACGCCATTTATACAGCAGCGACGGAAGACGATTTATCACCATTGGAACGGGCCGGAAGACTCGGCGGTGAAGTCTTATCTAACCTTCCGCTTGGACAGTCGGCAGCGTCCATGTACCCGGAAAACGGAACCACGCTGTACGGGATAAAATTACCTAGCCGTGAAAAACTGTTTGGAGACAAAGACCCGACGCGGTTTGGTGAAGGTCTGGTACTGACCAAAGGAATTCAAGATCCGCTGTTTAAAATGGTCCTCCCGTTTGGCGGAAATCAGATCAAAAAAACCATCACCGGGGCAGACGCCATTCTTCGCGGCGGTGCGTATACCGAAAACGTGCTTACTACCGGCATCAAGAATGAGAAAAAGGAACTCAAATTCGGAATCGAAAAAACCCCAGCCGAAATCAGCAGGGGATTGTTGTTTGGCGCACCGGCAACCAGCAGCGGTCAAGAGTATTACAAAAACGACCGCAGACCGCTAAGTGAGAAACAGACGAAGCAGTACCTTGCTGCACCGGACAAAGGGGGATTTTATGACGCGGCCATGATGAAACGGGCGATTGAGACGAACCGGCGCAAGATCAAGGAGATTCAAAAAGATCCTGCCATGAGTGAGAAGAAAAAGTATGAGGAAATCACAAAGATCGAAGACAAAATAAAACAATTGCAGCAGTAATCGTAAGCATGACGCCGATCAAAAAGTAATGGGTAAACAGGAACGAAACGCCGATTAACAGGGAAATCCCACCGATGGCATAAAGCACGCCTTTCCAGTAGCTTGAACACATCATCGGGATTTCCCAAAATACAAATCGCAAAGCGAAGATTCCGAGAATACCGTACACGGAATACGCAAAATATGTCATTTTTACCCCTCCGTAATGTTGTTGATCTTATTATATTATGGAAAACAAGGTGAGCAAATGATCCAATTCGACGAATCAGAATACAAACAATCAGCAGTATCGGATGAACTCCTACATCTGATACTGCTTTTTCATGGGCCGGAAGTCCGCGACATGTTCCTTTATGGTGGTGAAGATATTGTGGAATCTCTTGGACCTGCTGTATGACGTATCATATTTCATTTACAAGAGCGCTGACACGTTAAAGTGGGATGCACTCTTGATTTATATTGTCTACGCCGTGGGTAAACGGTCAGGAATGAAGATGTTCCGCAAGTTTCTGGCTGATCACTTCCCGTATTTGGCTGATGAAAATGAGGACTGGCGTAAATGGGCAACGAAACAAATCGAATTATTAGGTGGTGCAAAATGGCAGCCAACGAGGTTGTATGGACGTACCAAACGATCAAGGAAACGGGCAGCGAAGAACTCAACTACATCATCGACCTTATCACAGCCGGTCACCGCCCGGGGATCCCAGCAAAGGAGGAAGACAATGGACGAGCTAACCGTAGTAATTGACGCTGGACACGGCGGAAAGGACACAGGAGCGATTAGCTGCACAAAGAAGTTGGAGAAGGATTTCAATTTGTCTGTAGCGCTGAAAGTTGCAGAACGGTTTAAATCCATCCCTGAAGTGAAAGTTATCTTAACCCGCAGCACAGACGTATTCATCAAGCTTACAGACCGTTCCAAAATAGCTAATGAAGCGAAAGCAGACGCTTTTATCTCCATCCATGCAAATAGTTTTTTTAAATCGTCCCAAGGAACACAGACGTATTACACGAATGTCATAAGCAAAGACTTTGCTACCATGTTCCATCCGTATGTACTGAAAGCAACATGTTTCAAAGATGGTAAAGTCAATAAAAAAAGTTTATCGGTGACGCGAAAAACGAAGATGCCAGCCATTCTGCTCGAGCCGGGATTCCTCAGTAATCCCAAGGAAGAAGCTGTCCTCATGACTGAAGAGTTCCAAGATACGTTTGCAGAAGCTATTGTCCAAGGTTCCTGCGCATTCTTTGGCGTCACGTACAACGTTTCTACCGCGAACCCGGGACTTACTCCAATCACAACGGTAATCGGCACAGAGAAGCTGCCCGATCCCGGCTATATCAAGGAAGGAATAAGCTGGGTCCCTGCCAGGTCCGTACTGACCATACTCGGCGCCCTATGGACGTTCCAAGATAAGCAGGTCGTACTAAGCGGAACGCCGCTTGATACGCTGCTGATCGACAACACGGCCTATATTAAGGCGCGTGACCTTGTTCCAGCAGGCGTAGGGGTATTCTACGAACCAAGCCTTGAAAACGCCAAGGCCGTACTTCTGTATCCACCAAAACAAGAGGGGGCTATCTAATGCAAGATTACGTAAATCAAGCGCTTGTCATTATCGCCATTGCTGTTGTCGGTATGCTGACACGAATATTCCTTCGCACACTTTCTCTGCTTGAAGTCAAATGGAATGAATACATTGAAAGCAAAAAAGCATTGGCTAAAACAACCGAATCTCTGAAGCAGATTGAAATGGTTCAAAAAATCGCCAGCGAAGTATTTTCTGTCGTTGAAAAAGAATTTTACAATATGCCAAGTAGCCAAAAGTATAACGAAGCATTTTCCCGCCTATCCAAACGGGCGGCAGGAGTTGGCATACCGATTACCCCGGAACAAATCAAGGGAGCTATCGAAAAAGCGGTGCTGGACTATAATGCAAAAACAAAAACGCTGGAATATAAGAAGACCTCTTAA